ACATGGATCTGCAAATGTTGGAATAGGTACCAATACCCTCGGTGCACTTACAGATGGCTTTGCTAACATGGGGATTGGCCCCTATACGTTGTCATCGTGCACGACGGGAGCCGCCAATGTTGGTGTAGGTACGTTTTGTCTCCGAACACTTACGGGTGCCAACAATAACGTCGGCATTGGAACGTTCACGTTAGACCTTACTAATGGCTACGGTAACGTTGCTCTTGGGTATGCGGCTTTGTATCCCATCACGTCGGGCTCCTATAATGTGGGAGTTGGTCTGGACGCCGGCCGCTACATCGCCAACGGCAGCACACCAAACGAGACTTCTGACAATAGTGTATATATTGGACGTGCTACGAAAGCCTCAGCCGACGGAGCCGACAACGAGATAGTCATTGGCTACCAAGCAATTGGCAAAGGTGCGAACACGGCTGTAATTGGCGGTAGTACCTTGACCAAGGTATTTATGCCGACACTTGCGTTGCTGGAGCGTTCGGTTGATCCTACAGAACCAGAAGAGGGTGAGAGCGTTATTTGGATGAGTGATGGAACAGAAAAGGGTGATGATGGTGATATACTAATCGCATCGAAGGCTGGAGGCATAACCAAGTGGGGAACACTTTTTGATCATTCAGGTGGTGCTGGGTGGTAACAGGAGAAAACCAATGGCGACAATCAGTTTTAATATTCCCTCCGAGGCCCTGCCTCGAATCATAGCAGCGATGGTCGGATTGTACCCCATCCCTCAGATTCCTGACCCCGAGTGGGTGGATCCAGGTGATGGTAGTGAAGCTCCAATAGTAAATGAATTCACTGACAGCCAATGGGCCAAGGAAGCTCTCCGTCGAAAGATAATCCGCGACGTGAGACGATGGGAGCGTAAGGTGGCAACGGGTATTGCTAATAATAACGTAACTGAAGACGACAACTTGTTGAGTTAATCCAATGGCGAACGAACTTACTTTTCATAGTCCGGCCAACTCAGGCGACACACTCTACGCTCACCTCGAAAACATGGTGGGCCAAGTCTGGAGTGGGGCATCATTTGAGGCTCCCGTCTCAGGCAATTGGGCTAACTATGATATTGAAATGAATGAAGCGTCTGGCACGGGTATTTTCCGTGGCGACATGCCGGCGGCGGATGCTGGGGGATATTCATTCGTGGTGCGATTGCGCGCTGGTGGCGCTCCGGTAGTGGGCGACATCGTGTTGGGAAGTAGCGGGATCTTTTCGTGGTCTGGGTTGGCTATTACAGTGTTGGACACGGCAATAGCTACGCTTGGGGCTGCGGCAACGTCAACGCTGGATGCGACTCTGACAGCTTACGTAGACTATGTTGGGGGTGATGCGTATTTCTCGCAAAAATTGTACGTCACGGCCTGGTCTGGGGCGACTAATGCGAATAAGACCAAAGCATTAATTGAAGCTACACAGCGAATCGACCGTCTACGTTTCGCAGGTTTTCTGGTCGATGACGATCAGGTTTTAGAATTTCCCCGTTACTACGACGAAGACGAGGGTGCGCAGGGTGATGAGGAAGTACCGGCTGATATTCAGTACGCTTGTTGCGAATTGGCTTATTCACTTCTCGATGGTGTTGATCCTGATTTGGAATATGAAAATATGGGGGTAGGCAGTCACGCTTACAGTAGTGTTCGACAAACGCATACGTCAGATCCTATGCCACATATTGCTGCTGGAATTCCTAACGCATCAGCTTGGCGGTATTTGGCTCAGTATTTGGCGCCTGCAAAAACCATTAAGATGAAACGAGTGTCTTAGCAAGTGTACCCGCAACTGGCTAAGCACGTAACTAAAATCGCGGGGTACTAGGAGTAATACATGTTGACCCTTCTTCGTTCCGTTAGTAAGTTTACCACGTTCGAGGGTGACGATGACGCTGCGAAAGCGGCCGAGGAAGCTGCTGCTGCCGCAGCGGCCAAGAAAGCTGCCGAAGGTGGTGACGAGACATTCACCCAAGAACAAGTAAATACGATGATGGCAGAAGAGCGTCGAAAGATGCAAGAGAAGCAGCGTAAGACTCTCGGCGACTTAGATAATTTGAAGAACAAGGCTTCAATGACGGCGAAAGAGAAGTCCGAATTAGAGAAGAAAATCGAGGAACTCAACAATCAGTATTTGACGGCTGAAGAGAAGGCCCGACGGGCCGAGGAGGAGGCCGAGAAGAAGCGTGCTGATCAAATTCAAACTTTGACAATAGAGCGGGATGGTTGGGCGCAAAAGCATTCGACTCTGGTTGTTCAGACGGCGATTGTGAATGCGGCTGCGGCTGAGAAGGCTGTACAGCATGAGCAGATTCTTGCTCTTGTCGGTCCAAAGACTCGTTTGGTCGAGCGATTGGACGACGAAGGAAAACCGACCGGCGAATACGAGCCAAAAGTTTCCTTCCCCGACAAGAATAAGAAGAATGAGGATATAGTTTTAGAATTATCTGTACCTGAAGCAGTCAAACGTATGAAGGAATTGCCCCAGTATGGTAATCTTTTCGAGGGCACTAAGATTGGCGGTTTGGGTGGATCAGGTAGTCAATCCAAGGGCGGGAAGGTCGATCTCGCGAAGATGGCGAAAGAAGATCCCGCAGCTTACCGTGAGTTACGTAAAAAACGAATAGCTGAAGGATAACCGTAAATTACTTAGGGGAGTACCGGAACACTCCAAGTAAACGACGGGCAATTTCCGGGTTTCAACGTTGAAGCCAACTACAAAGAGGAATTCAAATGTTACGTTTTCAGAAGACGATCAGTTATACTTGTTACGTGAATGATTTTGACACCGCGGATCGCGCTTGGGTGCCGGAAGTTTGGGCCCAGGAGACACTGGCGATTCTCGAAGAGAACATGGTGATCGGTCAGTTGGTTCATACGGACTTCGAGGACGAGATCAAGTCCTTCGGTGACACCGTGAACACCCGTAAGCCGGGTGAGTTCACCGCCCAGCGTAAGGGTACGAATGACGACGTAACGGTTCAGAACGCAACGGCGGTGAAGGTCGCGGTGGTGCTGAACCAGCACGTTCACACTTCCTTCGTCATCAAGGATGGTGAGGAAAGCAAGAGTTTCAAGGATCTGATTGTTGAGTACCTGTCGCCGGCCGCCAAGTCCTTAGCCGAACATATTGATCGTGTTCTGCTCGGTCAGGTCATTCAGTTCCGGGCCAATCAGGTAGCGCTTGACCCTGTTAGTCCGGCAGATGATATCAAGGATTTGATTCTCGATCTTCGTGAGAAAATGAACACCAACAAGGTTCCGGTCGCCAATCGGAATTTGATTTTGACCACAAAAACCGAGACCGAAGCTCTGAAGCTCGACCTCTTCATCAGTGCCGACAAGGTCGGTGACGAGGGTACGGCAATGCGAGAGGCTTCTCTCGGCCGTAAGCTCGGTTTCAACACGTTCATGTGTCAGAATACTCCTAGCATTCTCACCGGTACGTACACCGACGGAACGAGCAACGCTGCAGGGAGTGTGAATGCTGGGGATCTCGCCGTGGGCACTACTGCACTCACGATGACCTCGGATAGTTCAGCCATTCTGCCTGGTATGTACGTGCAATTCACGGATACTTGTGGTGGTCTTTACCGAGTCACTGCTAGTAGTGCGACTACGATGACTCTCGATCAAGGCATTCTGCAGGCCATCGCCGACGATCAACTTGTTCGATACTACACCTTAGGTGCCGTCGATATCGACGGTGACTCTGCTTCGACTTACCCGGCCGGCTACGCCAAGCCGATCAACGTCGCTGCTTCTGGTGTGGTCCCGCAGGTTGGTCAGTTCATTGGCTTCACCAATAGTTCAAACGTACTCTACTCGGGTGAGTACACCATCATCGCCGTCGACTCCGGCTCCGGTGCTGGCGACTACTACATCACTTTGGATCGTCCCCTGGATGTGGCTCTGGCCTCGTCCAACGGCGACAAGATTTGTTACGGCCCCATCGGTCAGTACAATTTCGGGTTCGATCGTAACGCCTTGGCTCTAGTGGTTCGCCCCTTGGCGTTACCGCAAGAGGGTACCGGTGCGAAGGCTG